TATGGAAGGGTGCTGATTTCAAACTCAAGATCACCAAAGTTGCAGGTTTTTGGAACTACGATAAGTCTGAGTTCGATGCTCCCTCTGTACTTGGAGACCTTAACGATAAGGAACTCGAAGGCATTTGGAAGCAAGAGCATAGTCTATCTGCATACACTGCTGAAGATCAGTTTAAGTCTTATGAAGAACTTAAAGAACGTCTTGATAGAACTCTCAAAGCATCTTACCGCCCTGATCCAGAGGTGGAAGATGAAGAGGTTACTCCAGAACCAGTGGTCAGTAGAACTGCTGCCCCATCCTCAAACGGGGAAGATGATACCTTATCTTACTTTGCTAAACTAGCAAACGAAGACTAAAAAAATAAGACCCCTTCGGGGGTCTTTTTTTATGCCATATTAATTTCTGATGGGGTCAAACCAATCTCCAGATGACCCTTATATCCTGTTCGGACATAGTACGCTTCAACAAAGTCCTCTATAAACTCTGGTTTCACTACCTGTATACGCTCCTTCTCTGAATTCTTCTCCTCTTCAAACTGGAAGAATGATCTTGCTGCTACTGGATTCAAAGTAACGTTGTTAGTTCCATCGTAGTATGTAACTTGGAATGTAGATGGTACTACCTTACCTGCAGGTACGATTATACTTTCACCTTTCTTTACCTCAGTGGTGATGTAGTCCTTAGTTGTCTCTGGGTTCTCATACTTTGCATTACAATATTCTTGTAACTGTTGTGATGAACGTGGCCATTGCTCATGGTAGTTAGTAATATCATTAATCACTAGGACAGTCCAGTTATAGAATGGATTGTTATATTCTTTCAATGCAATATCTTCTGGTTGCTCACCGTTCTGAACAGTATACTCATCAAATACAATAACTGAATTCTTATACTCACGTAGGATCTCAGCACGTCTCCATATATTTTTAGTCACTAAGAACTTTGGATCAACTGATGATGGTCCGAAGTTGTATAGTAAATCTGGTAGGTTCCTTAATAACATTAGTATCCGATCTCTGGGTGATTTGCCATGTTGGATGATCTAACGAATCCTTTGTCAACTTGATTGTTAACTCTGGTTCTTGCTCCTTCCATATCATTTCTTGTAAGAGCAGTTGTCTCGTCAAACTTGAGTTCAACAGTAACAAGTGGAATGCTTCCATCGAACAGTGTATTGATTGCACTTAGTGGTGTGGTGTTTACATTCAAACCAGTGAGTGCACAAAGCTTTGTCTTAGGCATCATAGGATGCTGTATTGGTTCGTCAGCAAGTACAAGACTCTTGCGTCCATCATTATCTTCTTCCTCAACAACCTTAACGAACATAGGTTGCAATACAAATACATCAGGGAACGTCAACATGACAGATGATCCCTTAGCATTCTTTGAGCCAGGATGCATACCACGCTTGAACCATTCGATGATAGTTTGAATCTCTTCTGATTCTTTAGAGTTACGTGCAGCGAATGAGAAACTTAGAGTGAAGTCTCTGAAGTTCATTCTCTGGAACATTTGTATAGCATTTTCATTTGGTGCCATACCACCAAGACCAACGATATTGGTCATGTTTAGTTCCCCGTTGACTCCGAACGGGTTGGTAGTCATCTGTGCACCTTGAGCCATGTTCTTTGCATAGTCATCAACGCCAGGCATACCAGGTATATTACCTACCACACCTGAAGCTTCTTGGAGTTTACCCAAAGTACTTGTTAATAATGCACCACCACCTGCACCTGCTAATCCTAGTGCAGCAAACTTAGCAGCATTGTCTGCCATGAGTGCCATGGTACCCATCTTAAATGTATTACCCCAGTCTGCTGAATATCTGTATTGGAATTCTTCTGGCAAAGCTACGTTCAGTTCTGATGCTGCTAATCCTTTGCGTCTGTTATTTAATAGTTCGTCCTTCTCATTCTTTAACGCATTCCATGTGGTAGTTGTACCATTGGGTAGGGTGATTTCTTTGTCACCGCCAGGTACCTCAGTCTTGGGTTTACCTGTACCTGCCCATCCTAAGAAATCCCATGCTCTTCTTGTAGTACTTACACCATCCTCTGCAATATCATCTGCTATCACATTCATTCTATGATCTGCATCACCACCATCAACTCCTCCATACACACCAGACATAGCACCTGTCACACCATTGACTAGTGTTGACATTGCACCACTTCTTGCAAATGAACCCAACGCATCGTTCTGGTTAGCTGCAACTTTCGCTAGACCTTCTTGGTATTCATATCTCATTATCCTCATAAAAGAAGCATAAGGTACTTGATCAATACCCATCGGGTATGACAGAACCTTTTGTGCTTCTTCTAGTGTCTCTTGTGACATTACCTATTGCGATGAAATTTTTCTAAGGGAAACTGACTCAATTTCGGTACATCTAATTCATCTACCTCAAAGAAGATGCTGTCAGCATTCTTCGGAATATAATAACGTAAAGTTGATTCAGGAAATCTGTTGTTATTTATAGCAGATAATCTACCTTTTGATGATAGGTGATGTATGTTAGATGCTAACATATTACCGTTCTTGAATTCCATCACCTGTACGAACGGATATTGATCCCATGTTTTTAACTGATCTTTGAATTTAGGATCGTATTCAAAGATGTACCATTTACCTGATACTGGTTGGTCTGTAGCGTTATCGAACAATGCATTGAAGATCTCATTCCTCATTGTTGATATAGATAATTTCTTTCCTTTTATCTCTTCAAAATACTCACTTAATTTCGAGTTCGCGTTCTGTAATGAGCTTGAACTTCCACTTTCTGTCGTCGCAGTATTCGATTGCTGCTTCCCATTTTGCTGCGTTTGTTGCATATGTCATTACCTCCGAAAGATACGCTTTGGTTTTGACACGTCGAGGTTTAGGGCATTTGGTTTGTTTGAGTGGTTTTACCTCAACGAGATATGATTGTACTTTACCGTTTGCTTCCTTGACCTTCATGTAGAAGTCTGGGAAGTATCGTCGCCACTTCTTTGCGACTGGATCCTTGTATGGTATTATATGCTCTTCACTAGACCATTCAATGACATTACGATTCTTATCGCAGTAGTCCATGAACTTCTTTTCCCACAAAGAACGGTATATGACCCCTGTAGGATCTCCCTTATACTTGCGGTAATTTCTTACTTTGTATTTTCCTTTGTATGCCATGATAAATAAAGATGGTCACACCATATACTATATTTATGGCAATAAAGGGATTAAGCATAGAACAGTTCAAACGGAACGTCATCGCACGGTCTGGTGGTATCTCTGCGTCTAACCTATATCAGTTCGCGATTCAAAGTCCTGAACTGCCTGGTGAAGCAGGTTATTCCCTTGATAAGCATTTCAAACGGAACTTAGAAAATGCTACTGGTCTTACTAAAGGTGAAACTGTTAACTATCAGTTGAATATGTTATGTAATGAGATACAGGTGCCTGGTGTTACCATGTCAGCTTCTGATGTCAAAATGCCCCAGAAAGGTATGATTCAGAAATTGGCAAATGCTAAAGTGTACAATGAGTTAGACGTTAGTTTCTATTGTGATGCAGACTCCATACCTTTTAAATTTTTTAGGTGTTGGCAAGACTACATCATTGGAGCAGTAGACAAGCCAAGGGAGATGTATAGTGCTGACCATACCTTGTCTAAATATCGTCACAGAGCATATGCACAAAGGTATTATGATCACTATACCTGTGACATCGCTATAGCAAAACTAGAGAAGTACGGCGTTAAACCTCCAGAGGAGTCTGAAGAACCAGATGAGTATAAACTATCTTTCATATCTAAGTTAGTTAAAGCATATCCATACACCGTATCATCTATACCATACTCTGCAGGTCCTGCACAACTTGTAAAAGTTACTGTTGGATTCTACTACGAGTATAGTCATTTAATTACTTGAAATTATGCCATTACCTGAAATTGTTACGCCAACGTATACGTTGACGGTGCCTTCTACTAAAAAGAAACTTAAGTATAGACCTTTCCTTGTTAAAGAACAAAAGACTTTAATCATTGCATTAGAAGCAAAAGATTCTGAACAGACGTTAGAAGCAATAAAAACTGTACTGAATAACTGCATCATCACCAAGAACGTTGTTCTTGATGACATGGCTCTGTTTGATATAGAATATATCTTCTTACAGGTGCGTGCTAGGTCTATCAGTGAAGAGATTGAAATGAAAGTCGTCTGCCCTGATGATGGAGAGACAGAGATCAACGTGTCATTCTTAGTTGATGATGTCAAGGTACATTTTCCAAAAGGGCATAAGAATGTATTTAAGATTAGTGACGACATCACTGTGGAAATGAAGTATCCAGACATGGAATACTTTGCTGCTATTACATTCTCACAAGAGAAGGTAGATCCATATGAGTTAGTGGGTAAATGTATTAAGAGAGTATATGTGGGTGAAGATCCAACAGGATCATTTACAACAGCAGAAGCTAGAGATTGGGTAGAGACTCTAACCAATGCACAGTTTGGAATGATTCAAGATTTCTTCAACACTATGCCTACACTTCGTCATGTACTTAAGTTCAAGAACCCTAAGACACAGGTACAAAATGAGGTGGTAATCGAAGGTCTTGCTGATTTTTTCGCATAGCCCTCTTCCATGAGGGCATGATGAACTTCTACCAGACGAATTTTTCGTTAGTTCAACACCATAAATATAGCTTGACTGATATTGAAAACATGATTCCGTGGGAACGGGATGTGTATGTGAACCTCCTATCTTCTCACCTACAGAAGGAACGAGAAAGAATAGACGAACAACGTAGACGACGCTAATGGCACAAGCAACCATAGAAGACTTGGCAGATCAGCTCAATGAAGTGAGTGATAGGTTTATTGCGTCTTTTCAACAAACTATGGAGGCTGAGGATGAGATAACCACGTTCCTCAGAGGTAGACAGAGATGGTATGTTGGTACACAACAAAATCAAACTGGTTCTCCTGCACAAACACTAGCACAACCTGAGCAACTAGCACAAGCAGCTGAACCAACGAGAAGAAGAAAGAAGAAATGCCCCAAACCTAAAAATGTAAAAACCACCGTCAGATCTAAAGTTGATATGGGCAAACTTGCCAAGGTGGGAGCCATTGCTACTGGAGTTGCTTTAATTGTAGGTGGAATAGCACTTGCACTAGCAGATGGTCCTCAACCTGGTCCTGCCGATGCAGCAGCTTTACCTATTATAATACAAGGGGTTAATAAGATTGTACCCTTTGTAAGGACAGTAGCACCTGTTCTTTTAGCGAAAGGTGGACTGGTTACTAAACCAACTAGAGCACTCATAGGTGAAGCAGGTCCAGAAATAGTCGTTCCTATTCATAAACTAGGTGACGCTATTCGGGATGTGTACAAGCAAGGATCAAAGGCATTGTTGGAAGCAACAGCTGGATTCTTGAGTTCGCAACCAAACAACCCATCGAAAGGGAAGTTGATGGGAGAACTTAATAAGTTAAAGATTGCTTTTGGGTTAGGTGCACTCAAGATTAAAGGTGGGAAGTTTGGACTACGAGCACCGATAAAGTGGTGGAACAAAGGTCGCAACGAACGTATACCTGATGAAGATAATGCATCATGGAAGGAACTCCTTGAAGATGACATGGCTCAGAGAGGTCAGAGCGATGAATCATTTGCAAAAGGTGAAGCACCTCCATTATTAGGTAGACCAGATCAAGCATTTAATCCATTCCGACCTGCAGAGAAGGGAGGACCAGGATCAGGTCCTACACCTGCAGTACGTCAAGCATTTGAAAGACCAGTTAAAGGACTGATGAATCTCAGTCAGAAAGGTATTGGTGCAGTCAAAGGTGCTTTCCAAGGTGGCGGTGGTGCATTAGCAACGAAAGATGCACATAAGAAGAAACCTATACCCGTACCATTCCATACTGGTAGGGACATGTTTGGACAAAATATATTTTTAAATCCTCCTACTGAAGGAGCATGGATGAAAGCACTTCGTGCGGCCGCGGCTGATGGAGTTGACTTGCCCAGTTCAGTCACAAGTGCATATAGAGATGCAGGTGAACAACAGACACTTATAGACAATGAGGATGATCCTGCAGTCATTAATGCAGCACCACAAGGTGCATCACCTCATCAACAAGGTTGGGCTGTTGATATAGATGCTGGGTCAGCTGCTAACAAATGGATGAGAGAGAACGGTAATAAGTTTGGTTGGAAGTGGGAAGGTAGAGAAGATCCTGTTCACTTCACATTTGATAATGGTGAGGACAGAGGAAAATATTTGGAACTTGAACATAGTGCATGGAAACCAGAGAACAGAGGACGTGGTGCATCTAGCATGGGTGGACAAGTATTGAATATTGTAGGTGATTTGATTAAAAAGAAATTAGGTAAGACTACTGGTAGAGGATATGTTGGTGATCCAGAAAATCCAGAACTACCTGACATCAATCCTCCAGAACAAGATGCAGGCACAACTGCAATGAATGAAACACCAGTCACTACAACAACTAAAAATGGCACTAAGATAGGTGCTATTGGTGTACCTGTTGTGATACCTGGCGTGACAAAGGTGATGATGCCCCCTCCACGAGTTGAGAAACTAGATCCAGATGTGGTACGTCATATTGTGGTTGATCAGTTCAACAAGGCTACAAGACTAGAGGTGGCATATGTATAGAGATAAACTGCTAACGACCTTTAGGAATGTAAACGCTAAGTTTGCTGGTTTAGCTGAGTTACTTGAAAACCGTGAGGTACTTCTTAAGATGCTCATGCGTAAAGAACTGCGTGAGGACTTCTTACTATCAGAAAGATTACAGTCATTAGATGAGGTAGGTGGATATAATGTAAAAGCAATGAATCGTAACGTGGATCTTAGTCCCGTTAACGAAATGATGCCCCCGTTAGACATCAAGACACAGGATGATGAGGGTGAAGTACCATTTAAAGATGGTGGTGCTGTTGGTATCAATCCTATCATTGACATTAGTGCAGAGAGTTTAGGTACTGAAGCATCACCAGCTGGTGAGACATATCAATCATTGGAAGATAGTGGTGCTATC